CAATTTTACCATAAGGACCAAAAATTGGATTTCCGTCATATGCCCAACCTAAAATTTTATATGGATTTTGACTATTATCTGGAATAATTTCATTACCATCTTTGTCTATAAAATTATTAACACTATATCTTAATTTCTTTGATGGATAAAAATGTATAAATTCTAATGTTGAATTGTTATTTTTACTTGGAACAATCAACCCCTCATCATTTGATGAAATTATATTTTTATTTTTTTCAACTTGGTTAATTTTCCATTCAAAAACATTTGCTATGAAATTCGCACCACTTCCTCTCCTTTGCACAAACAAAGTAGTTTTTTCATCATACCCTACTCCCGGATTTAAAACACTAATACTTTTTACTTTTCCACCTTCAACAATAGGATAAATTTCTGCATATTTTCCTTTTCCGAATACCTTTATATCAATATCTTTTTTATATCCTCTACCGGCATTTAATATTTGAACATCAATAATAGAACCGTTCAACAATACTGGTTTTAATATGCACTCAGAAATTGAAGGCAGACCAACATATGGCCTTCTGTGGTAATTTAATACATCAGATGAACCATAATTTTTTCCTTCATTAGTTATAAATACATTTTCAATTGAACCAAGAACTATTGGTTCCAAAGAAGGAGTAGTCGTAATACCAGCAACATATTCTACATTTATCTGAATGGGTGGATAAGAAAATGTATGAATCCCAACACCTACTGAATCAAATTTGACATATTTTTTATTGTTATAATTAATTTTTTCACCTCCTAAAGGACCTTGAACTGACAACTTAAACTTATTCTCATCTATAACTTTAACATAATAATTTGTTTGAGTAGATAGACCAGATATTGATGTATTATTGTTTTGGTACTGAACAATATCCTCATCTTTAAAATTATGATTTTTTGCAAAAATGTAATCATCAAACGTGTTTATTCCATTGTCTTGATTATTTGCTGAAATTTGACTAAGAATGCTAACACTTCTATTTGAATATCCCTCTCCACGATTTTTTACATAAATTTTTGTAATTGTATTTTTTGAATTCAATGATTTTAGAGAATGAGTTCCTGTCCCAATTCCAGTAAAGACGATTGGGTTAGTTTTTTCTAGTGAATTCTTTTTTGTTTTATATAATTTTAATTGAGTTGAACTTACTATTCCAACAAAATAATTTGAATTATTTACAAGTGGATTTACACTTCCACTTGAATTATTAATATATGAGACCTCTTCACCATCATCAAAATTGTGCCCATTTGGGAAATTAATTGTAGTAGAACCAATACTGACAGCAGTACTTGCTTTGAAATTGGATATAATTTTTGTTTTTACTAAATTTGATTCTAAAACTGCACCGGAACCATTTCCTCCAGACAAAGTAATTTTTGGTTTTCTTGGGTATCCAATTCCTGGTCTTAATATTTTTACTTCACTTAAACTGCCAGATAAATGCGCCTTCAATTCTGCATTGGAACCATTAGAATCAGTAACTTCTAATCCAGAAAAATTAATAACATCATATCCGATTCCTCCAGATGCAGTTTTTACGGAATCTAATTTACCATAATAAATGTTTTCATCATAAAGAGTTGGAGAAAACACCTCAACTCCATTAATTAAAATTCCTGTTGCCTTATCAATCGTACTTCTATCACCTTCGGTTTGGAATTTATTTAATTTTTTTGTTAAATTAAATTTTTTAAAGATTTTTTGATGCTCTAAAGTTTTATTTTGAAAATCAAATTTTACAATATAGTCACCATTGACACTTCCCTTAGTGAAAACATAATTTTTAGAAAATAAATCAGAGTTACTATATGAAAGTTTAATATTGTCTTTATCTATTTTTGTTACAAAATATGCAGAGGTTTCTATACCAATATTTTCTGATTTTGGATTATAGTATACTTTCTCTCCAGTGAAGAAATTGTGATTTGGGCAATTTAATACAGAAACTCCAATCCCAGCAGAAACAAAAGTTTTTCTGTCTGTTGCATAAACTTCATAATTTGGCAATCCAGAAGATGTTATATAAAAATTTTCATTGTTGTAGTCAATGTAACTATTTTGTATACCTGTGGGAAAAACAGAAATATTTGAAAAATAGTTATTATTACTTGATGCCTTATGAATTATTCTTTTTATTTTTGTTTTTCTAAATGTATTTGATTCAGACCCTTTAATGTCAATAAAATACCCAAATGAATTAAATCCAAATCCTTCAATCTCTACTTCAACTTTACCTACATCAGATGAATCTGGATTGAATAATATTATCCTATCTCCAATTAAAAAATTGAGTGTTTCGTAGAAATATATTCTATTTTTATTTGATGAATCTATTGATTTTATATCGTGCGTAGTTGGAATATTGTAAATCCAATTATTAAATTCAAGTCTATCATTCAAATCAATTCCAAAAGAAGATAATTCTATTTTGTCATTGACTCTTATATTTGATGTTTCTTCATAATCAATATTATCAATGATGTTTATTAATCTAAATTCAACTTTTGTTCCATCATCCAAGTAAGAGTATAAAAATTCTTCTTCAAATATTTCTGCACCATAATCTAAGTCTATTGTTAAACCAGTTACATTTAAGAATTCATTGATTGTTTTATCAGTATAAGATAAAACAATTGGATTGGAAAGATTTTTTGGTTTAATTAATAAATTTCCAGATTGTTTAAATCCAACAGTAGAATCAACTAAAATAGATGTTGAGTTTTTAGGTGTATTCTCTAAAATTTTTGTTTTTTTAGTAGATTTAAAATCTAATATAAAAGATGTGCTATCTAATGAAATCTCATAAAAATCTTTTGTTATATAATTTTTTTGTGCAGTTTGATTAAATTCTATTGAATTATATACAAAATCTCCAGTATTTACTGGTCTATATTCAACATTATAAATTGAAGCACTTGCAGTCTTATTATCTGTGGTAGTTTGAAATATTGTTTTCCCCTTCAATTCCTTTCTCAAAATGGAATCTGGAGTTGCAAGATTAGCATCTCTAAGAATTTGCTCAACTAAAATATTTTTAGTTATTAGGTATTCATTTGATGATGGTGATATTACATATTCCTGAGGTTTAATTACTGATATAGATTCATTAAACAAAATACTAAAAAGTATCTTAAATGAAGTATCCGTACCTTTACTAATATAAAAATCTTTTGCTCTTGATAAAATAGTTTGTAAATTTACACCATTGGTAAAATTTCTGTCTTCAAATCCAGGTAAAAATTGAGTTTTAAATTTTTTAAATAACTCTTGAAAGAATAAGGTATTTAAATTAATTACTTGAGAACCTTTGGTGTGGTCAGAAGAATCTGTTGAAGAGAATTTAAACGACTCATTGATTGTATTTTTCTCTATTCCACAAAAACCACGAATACATCCTGTAAAAGAATTAGTTGTAATTCCTGTATAGGTTATAATTTCGTCATCAATTTTTAAAAGTCCATATTGTCTAGGAAATCCTATTGTGTGATTGACATATAAAGTATCATCAAAAGATGCCAAATCTGAAGTAAGAGTACAAATACCAACCAAACTATAAAAAGTTTCAGTATTGAAGTGTTCAATACTTTTATATTTTTGTAAATTTGCAGTTAAATCTACAACACCTGTTTGGTGTTCTTGTGAAATATAATACTGCTCTAAAAATTCTTTGAATAACGGAGAATCAGAATTTAAAAATTCTGGAATTTGGGACTCAATGAAAGATTGTATTTTTACTCTTTTAATTTCTGACATTTTATCTTATATAATTTCCGTTGTTATAGCTAGATGTTACTTGGTATTCTGTTGCAGATGTGTTTTCTCCAGAAGTAATTACGTCCTCCAGCATATTAACTTTGAGTGTTGTGGTGTCTAACTCTAAGTATATATCTTTCAAAGCAATGACATCATTTGATTCTGGAATTGCTTGAATTTCAATTCCACCAGAGTTAATTGAAGAGGTGATAATGACTGGATTTAATTTTATCTCCCCCTTCATATAATCAACTGTTCCTGTTTCATTTGCAACTATAACTGGAATGCCATTGACAAGTTTAAAGAAAAATATACTTCCAGTTTTATCCGTCGTTGGAGTATCACTGAGATATAATGTATCTGTTATATCTTTGATTGTAAATCCTGTAGATTTTATATTATATCCTCTTTCTCCTATTAATTTTTGGATATGGAATTGATTTCCAAAGCATATTTCATAATTTGCAAGTTTATTATATTCTGGTTGTAAATCTCTTCTTATTTTTACTTTTGTGATATTTGATGTAATAGAAGTGCTTGTATTATCAATTAAAGTGGAAACTTTACTGTACTTGAATCTTCCACCAAAACTATTTAATTCTGTTGATTTTGCATAATTTCTTAGTGTATTAATAACTCTAGATTGCAAATTAACAGCACTTGATGTTGAACTCTTATCATAATAAACAGAAGTTTCCAATTCAACATAAAGATATTTTAAATCAATAATTTCTGGTTGAATACCTGCAATTGAATATTGCTTCAATTGTCTTTTAATCTCATTTTTAGAAATTTGAGATAAGAATTTACCATTTCTCGGTTTTATTGAAATATAAACTTTTCCATACTCTGGAGGATTTAATTCTTCACCACCATAAGCAGTAACATTATCAACATTTGGAAAAACCATAGGGATAATTGCCTTATAATCATTTGCAGTTACTGCACGATATTGAGACGCATAAACTCTTGGACCCAAATATTTAATAGAATCAATTGACTCAATATCATCACCGTTCTCGGAAACTTGAGTCGTAGTTATTAAGGAAATACCATTAGTAATTGCTGTCTGATTATTATCAACTAAAACACCCGAAAAAGTAAAATTAGCACATCCATCACCATCTTTCCCATTAGTAACAATGTATGAGATAAGAACTGTACTACCATTAATTGGTCTTTTTCCTAAAATGTTATCTCCAAATAAAATTTCATATTTTTCATCACTAACTTCTTGAACTAAAAATAATTTTGAATTCTTATCTACGTTAAAAATATTATTATACAACTCATATTTTTCATTTACAACATTTGTAACTTTAACACGAATTGTTGAAGTATCTACACTCGCATTTGGAATTAAAAATTTTTGATTTAATTTAGAACTATCTATGGTAAATGACTTTGTTAAAAAAGTTCCCTCGTAAATATCAAAATCTGTGAAATTTGCAATACCATCATTATCTACAACAACTGTTTTATCTTCTGGAATTGAAAAGATATAATTACCACCTTCTACCGAACCTAAAGCAACTACACCTGCTTTAAGAGTTATAGTTTTTGAAATTAAGTTTCCAGTAGAATCTCTTGGTGAAGTGACACTAAAACTTATTTTTGCCCTTGATGCTCTTTTTGATCTTGGTACATACCCAATATTACGTGCAAGAGAAACAACATTCTCACGAAGAGTTGCACTATCAATAAAAGATTCATTCACCACCATATTGGTGTTAAATGCAGTGATATAAGAATTATATGCTAAAAGATCAATAAGTACGGAAAAATTTGATCCCTCAAAATCAAAGTCAGTGAAATTTGCATTTGCTCTCAAATAATCTTTAATTTGAGTTCTTAAATCATTAAAATCTAAATTTGTAAAATTATTGAAGGACATTATACTCTAGTTCCTTGTAGAATAAACTCTATATTTTGTGTGGGAAGTGGTAGTCCAACAATATCATACACTATTTTAACATTAAGTTCATTATAATCATCAACCAATTCTACCTCAATATTATTTAATCTAATTCTTGGTTCAAAATTATTTAAGACTGTTTCAATTTCTCGTTGTAATATAATATTTATTTCCTCTGTGGCAAGTTCAAACAAAGAAGAATTAACAGAGGTTCCCAATAAATCATTGAAGAACCTCTCACCAAGTTGAGTCTGAACTAAATTGATAACAGATCTTTTAATTGCATCCTCATTTTTTAAAATTAAAATATCATTAGTAACAGGATGACGTTTAAAAGACAAACTAATGTCTTTAAAAGATCTTGAAATGCTAATTGGCATCTAAGATTAATTGTCTTTTATATATCTATAATACTTTTTAGATAATTTTTCCATAGATTGGTTCAGTTCCATAATCCCAATCATCATAGTCTTCATCATTACGAATTTTTTCGTGTAATTCAGTTTGCTTTTTGAAATTATGCTTCGGTGCTTGATCGTGCATAATCTCCTGAAGGACTTTTTTTGTACTATTTTGTTGTTTATAATCTGTAATAAGACTTGTGGTTCCCCACATTTCTTTCATATAATCTTTATTTCTATCAATTTGATAAAAAGACATTTGCAACTCCTGTTTTTTGTAAAACTGGAACTTTTAAAGAGGTTGCTATCTCTATTACTATTTAACGATTTACTTCCCTGATGCTATATTCCTCTGAATTTAAGTATTTTAGGAGTTCAATTGCAATAATTTTAGGATTTCCTTCACCACAAGTATAAACATCAATTGCAATGCACCCATTTTCTGGCCAAGTATGACAAGAAACGTGACTTTCTGAGAGTGCAATGACGATTGTACAACCTTGGGGAAGAAAACAATGAGAAAAAGTGTTCAAAATTGTCATTTTTGCACGTTCAATACCTCTTTCCATTGCTTCTTGAAGAGATATTACGTCATTTAAAAGACTAAAATTAACACCATACACCTCTAAGAGGAGATGTTTTCCCATTGAAAACTTTTCCAATTCAATTTTCCGCAAAAATTTATTTATTTTCCTTTTCTTCGGAAGTTTCCCAAAAATATTCGTCAGTATCACCCAACCTACCCCACTTAATATCAATCTCAGTTCTATAAAATTTTGTTGAAATTTTAAAATCTGGTGTTTTAACGTTATCTGGAGTTCTTGATGGACTATAAAGTCTCATTCTATTATTTGGATAAAGTACAAATTGACCATTTTCTAACAAAATACAGTTATGCGATTTATGTTCTTCTGGTAATTCACTTGTGCCGCAATCAATTTTATCATTATATGGGTGATAATTGTCCAAACTAAAAAGATATTGTCCCTTAAGGGAACCGAAATTTCTAGTTCTAACTTCAAAATGGAGTTCTCCGATGTGTTTTTTACTTATAC